GTTATTTTATTATATAGTAAATAATTGCTTAAATATTCAGCACCAGTAATTCCTTCATAAATATCAAAGACCTTACAGACTTGACCTAATCCATGTATAGTATTGTCTTTTACATCATGATAAACATATTTTTTAGCACATTCTACGTACTTCTTTAAATGGTCTAATAATCCTAAAATAATTTGATCATCCCCAGTAACTTCAAAACAATACATATCTTTATTTAATTTACCTTTATGCATTGTGTATAATACATATAATGCAGATCTTAGAGTGTTTGATAAGCATGTATTCATTCTTCCTGACATTTGTGTTCCTTTGATCTTATATAAAAACCCCTTTTTGGAAAAGATCTTAAAACTTGATTGCTCACATACTCTAACTACATCAGTGACGTTATATATTTTACTTAAGTAAGGATTATAATCTATTATTTTCTTAAGAAAGTAACCATCAATATTTTTAATAAAAAGTTCATATTGAGTTGAATCAAAGGCAGATCCATCAGCACATAACGCGGAACATTCAACGCCTAATTTCTTTACAAATTTACTAAATTTAATTCCTTTATCTTTTAATGAGGATCCAGGACCACACCATGGTTGTGAATGGATAACTTGCATGCCTAATTCACACACGATTCCCATTAAAACTTTACCAATTGGCAATTGAGCACAAATATTACGAGCCTTAGTATTAATCTCTACAGGATCTTTATAGCATTTTTCGTCAGTCTTAGAATGCATTTTATATATCAATTTAACATCAAAACCATTAATGTAATCTTGATAACCCTCTTGGTATTCACTTCTTTTATTACCCAATTTTTGATAATATTGATCTAAATAAATTTCTGAAAATCCAGTTGTCATTGAAAATTCTCGTATCATATCATCGATATAATTTTGTGAAAACTTAATAAAATCCCAAGCTAATTCCTCATCATACCAATTACCACACGACATTTGACGCTGCATAGACTCTAATTCATTAATACTACAATGATGCATTTTAACTGGTTTATTCTCTCTAAAATTATAACCATTCATTTGAAAACATATATTGGTTAATGGTTCTCTATCACCGCTAGGATCATAATTGCATTGTATGCTATCAGGTAGACGATATATTTTTTGTTTATTATATGAAAATTGGTTAAATTTTTTGTGTAAATCTTGTATGTATTTATTCTGATAATTAACTAAATTATTGTATTTAATTTTGAATCTTGAAACAAAATATAATGCACCAATAAATCCTAAAATGGCGTAAGTATCATTGGGCGAACATATTCCCATTTCATAAACTATTCTTTCTTCAGATAGTGGTATAGATTTCACTATAAGGAAAATGAATATAGCAATAGCAAGAAAACTTGAGCTATTAGTACT